GCGCCACGGAGGTCGCGGTGGCGGAGTCCGCCAGCACCATGCGCATCGCCCACCTGAAGCGCGCCTTTCAGGACGCGATGGACACCGTCTTCCGCAACGTCGGGTGGTACATGTTCCACGACGGCAAGATCACCTTCCCGGTCGGCGGGGAGGAGACGAAATCCATCGGGATGGAGGATGCCGTGTTCGTCGGCGGGCTGAAGGTCGGGTCGTGGGAGGACATGCAGATCGACGTGGACGCCTACAGCATGGAGCGGACGAGCGAGATGCTTGCCCAGAAGCGGGCCATCGAGGCGTTTCAGGTCATCACCACGGCTGCGCAGGCCATGCCAGCCATGCCGTGGGTCAAGTGGCGCGACCTGCTGTCGTTCCTTGGGGACGCCCAGAACGTGCCGCAGATGCAGGACTTCATCGACGAGCAGGCCATGCAGCAGGTGCAGCAGGCCATGTCCGCTCCTCCGTCCGGAAATCCGGCGGAGGGGGGTGTTGCTCAAACCGCGCCTTCCCCTTCTCCTACGGGTGAGCCACAGGCGGTTCCTGCGCGTGCGCAGGCAGCGATCGCCGGGGCTGCTGCGAGGATCTGATGCCGTCCTACGAATTCACGACGAACGAAGGGCTTGTGGTCGAGTGCGTCTTCGCGATGAGCGAGGTGCCTGCGATCGGCTCGACGTACCAGCATCCGACGCTCGGGCTGCTTACCCGCATCGCATCTGCGGCGCAGGTCAGCCCCAACTTCACCACAGGAACCTATCCCTACGTCAGCCGCGCCCTTCCGCGCAACATGGAAGGCATGAAGTGCGACTCGCAGGGACACCCCATCATCCACAGCCGCCGCGAGGAACGCAACGTTGCGTCCAAGCACGGCTATGTTCGAGCAGAGGACTGACATGGACAGCATCGCTGAACCCATCGTGCAGACCGAAACCCCGTCCAGCGAGGCGGGGGAGAAGGTCACGCAGGACGACACGCACTCCACCGAAGCCGTCGAGGTAAACTCGGTGGACGAGGACGATGCCATCCTTGCGCGCCTTCTCGACGACGTGGACTCCGATGACGGCGAGGCGGACGTGGATTCGTCCACCCTCCCTCACGTCGAGGAGAAGCCCGTGATCGCCTTCGACCGTGACGCGGTCGCCAAGATCCTGAAGAGGGACGGCGTACCCGACGAGGTCATCTCCTCGGCTTCCCCGGAGACTCTCGCCAAGTGGGCGGAGTCGGCTGCGAAGCGACAGAAGGACGTGGACTCGTATGGCAGTCGAATGAAGCAGTTGGAGGAGCAGGTGACGAAGGGCGCGCAGCAGAACTCGACGGTGCAGGACAACACGCCTGCCCCGGCGGAGACGCCTGCCGCGGCTGATCCCTTCGCGCAGATGGCGGCGGTGTACGGCGACGATGTCGTCAGTCCCGTCCGCATGGCCTTCCAGCAGCAGCAGGCGCAGATGCAGGAGCAACTGCTGCTTGCGCAGACCCGCGCAGCCGATGTCTCGCTCCGCGTCCAGTACGGTGCCAAGGCTCCGTCCTACGACGCGGTTCTCGCGAAGATGTCGGAACTCGGGGCTGCGAAGCCGGGTGGGTACGCAAGCGTCGATGAACTCGCCGCCGCCGCCTACTCGGCCATCGTTGGATCGAAGCCGTCCGCGCCCGTGAACCCGCGCGCCAGCCAGCCGACCGCCCCGAAGGGTGGCCCGGCCCCGGTGAAGCCGCCTCCGCGCGACGAGGACGACGACATCCTTGACCAGATCATCTCGGGCGGAAACAGTCGTCTCCGTCCCGCAACACGCAAGTAAGGAGCAAGGCAAATGCCTTCGATTACCCAGTTCAACGACTTCATGCAGTCCACCGGGCCTGCGTACCTGAAGTCCGCCGATGCAGTCATCAACGAGGCCGTCAAGAACAACTACGTCCTCTCCCGTCTTCTCAAGGAGAAGGCCAGCGAGACGCTGGTTCAGGGCGGCACCTCCATCAAGGACGTGATCGTCTTCGACGACGCCTCGACCTACCAGAAGTACCAGCCCAACGACACGTTCACTTGGAACAACCCGCAGGTCACGGACACCCTGACCGCGCCGTGGCGTTTCTCGATGGACTACATGTCGTGGACGGATCAGGAGGTCGAACTCAACGACGGCGACGCCAAGGTCATGTACAAGCGCCTCAAGCGCATCAAGGAGATGCGCATGTGGACTTCCATGCTGAACGGCATGGAGAACGACCTCTGGGCGCCGTACATCGGCAACTACGGCAACATGGAGACGGGCGGCAAGGAGCCTTACGGCCTCCCCGCGTTCATCACCGAGATCATCAACAGCGTCACCACCTTCGGTGAGCGCGGTGGCGCTCCGACCGGATGGACGAACGTCCTCGGCATCAACCCCACCACGGACGCCCGTTGGTCGAACCAGATCTCGTTCTACGACCGTGCGCTCGACCACAACGCGACCCCGGCTTCGTTCACCTACTCGAACCACAACGCCGGAACCCGTCAGGTCGGTGGCCTGTTCACCGCGATGGACGAGATGTACCTAAAGGTGCAGTTCAAGGCTCCGCTGACGCAGCGTCAGTACTTCGAGGAGACGAACTTCCAGCGCCAGATGATCCTCGCGTCCCGTCTCGGTGTGAACACCTACAAGCGCGCCCTCCGTGCGTCGAACGATATGCTCGTCAGCCCGCAGGACAGCGCCTACAACACTCCGACGTTCTCGGGCATCCCGGTCGAGTACTGCTCGAACCTCGATGACGCAGCGATCTTCCCTGCTGGCACGAGTTCCGTTGCCGACGGCAAGTCCGGTCGCGATGGTGCGACCCTGTCCACGACGGCCACGCTGTCGGAGACTGCGGCCAACACCATCGACAAGGGGCCGCGCTTCTGGTTCGTCAACGGCCAGTACCTCACGCCGATCTTCCACAGCACCCGCTACATGAAGAAGCACGACGTGATGCGTCACCCGAACCAGCCGTTTACTTGGGTGCAGCCCGTCGATTGCTGGTGGAACCTGTTCTGCAACAGCCGCCAGCGTCACGGCATCGTCGCCCCGGTCAAGACCACCTGATGAAGCAACGGGGGCGGGAGCGATCCCGCCCCCTCTACCACACAAGGAAGGACACACACAATGATTCTTGCTCCTAACAACGGTGCGCTCGGGATCCAGCCTGCTGGCACCTCTGCGCGCTGCATCAACCGCGATTCCACGGCAGTCGTCGTCGGAAACGTCGTCATCACGTCGTTCAACCACTCCAGCGTCATCTATCCTCCCGCGGAAACCGTCGCGAGTTTTGAACTCTCGCCGTTCTCCTGCGTGAAGTTGGCTGAAGGCGATGTCAATGCCTCGTCTGGTGACGGCTCGCACTCGAACGCCGGATACATCGGCGTCGTCACCTCCCTTCCGTCCGGTTCGGGCGCGCAGGGTCAGGTGGTCAACGTGCAGTTCGGCGGCATCGCCACCGCTCTTGTCCGCGCGACGACCAACAACGTCGTCGTCGGCAGCAAGTTGTTCCTGTCCGATACGGCTGGTCGTTTCGGCAACGAGGCTGATTCGGCAAACCCGGACACGACCGTCGCGATCGCTCTTGGCGGCGTGACGGCTGCGGCGTCCGCGAACATCCCCGTTCTGCTGTTCAACGGCCCGATTGATGGCACGGCTACGGCCCTGACCTGATCTGACGCAACCATTCACCACTGGCCGGGGAAACCCGGCCAGTGGAATTACCCATGCTCACCTACGGCGATCTCAAGAACCACGTCCTGCTTGCCATCGGCGGTCGTCCATCGACGGCCTCCGGGCAGACCGTCGCGGAACGTCAGGCAGAGATCATCAACACCGCAGGGGAGCATCTGTTCACCCACCCGTGGAAGTTCCGCGAGGCGACCGCGACCGTCACGACGGTCGTGTCGCAGTCCTACGTCGCGCTTCCCTCCGACTTCGCTGAACTGACGCAGGTCTGGAAGCAGGATCAGCCTCTGTGGATCCAGTCCCCTGAGGAGGTCGAGACGGCTCGTCAGACCAACTACCCGGATCTGACGTGGCGCGCCTACGTCAAGACGGTGCTTCCGACGACGCTTGCCCCGACGCAGTCGTTCCGGCTGGAGTTGTATCCGACACCGACGAGCGCGGAGTCCCTGAAGGTGCTTTACCGAACCGGGTGGCAGTCGGTCACCAGTTCGACGGCGACCTCGGAGGTCATCTCGATTCCGAAGCACGTCGAGGCAACGCTCATCTCGTATGTCCGCGCCGTCGCGGAGGCATACGAGGACGGGCAGCAGAGCCAGCGGTTCGCGGAGATCGAGGCTGGCCCGATCTTCGGAGCGGCCAAGCAGAAGGACGGAATGGTGCAGAGCCATTTCGGTCAGGTACAGCCGAACCTGTGGCGTTCCGGAACCCGGAACGGCCCCGGCTTCATCATCCTCAACCCAGTGCAGAATCCCTCGTAAGGAACGACCATGAGCCTCATTGGACTGAATCCCACGATCACCGCTACCCGGACGCTGACTGCCCCTATGGAGGTTGCGTCTCCGTCCGACCTGACCCTTCCGTCCTCGCTGACGGTTCGCAACAACACGACGACGACGCCAGTGACCACCACAACCGGGGCGACCGCGCGGATTGTTCTCGGAGCGCGCCTGAACTACGCCAAGATTCAGACGGCATCGAGCGCAAACGCAGGTACCGTCGTCCTGCACGTCATCGGCTGGAACCGTGGAGACGATGGTCAGTGGCGTCCGCAGTTGCTGACGACCTGCACTGTCACCGCTGGTGCTGCCACGACATCGGTCAACGGCGCAAACCAGTTCCTCGGGCTTACCTATCGCAAGGACTTTGGTGACTGCAAGGTCTACAACGGCAACACCGCTGCCGTGCTTGGCGGGTTCATCATCGTCGATCTATGCGGTGCGGAACTGGTCGAGATCGCCATGACCGCGTCCAGCACCCCGACCGCCAACGCCCTCATCGGGTTCATCTGATGCACGCACGCAACCGGACATGGCTGCTCGGCTCTGACCCGGTCGAGCGTTGTCGGCAGCGCACGCTCCCGGTAGAGGGCGGTGACGGCTCCACGCTCTCGCTGGACTTCACCACGGGCGTCCTCGACCCGCGCCTGACGTTCACGCGCACGACCAACGCCACCTTCATCAACTCGCAGGGGTTGGTGCAGTATGCGGGACAGAATCTCTACTTCAACACCGCATTCGGCGGCTTGAGCGGCACGAATCCATCGTTGACCTCTTCCGGCTGGACATACGCATTCTCAACGGGATCTGCCAACTTCCACGGTGATGGCTCGGTGACGATGACTGCAAGCAGCCAGAGAATCGGCATTGCGCGGTCATCAGGATTTACTGGTGCCGGGCGCAGGATCATTGCATCGGTTGACATCCTGACTGTCGGTGACACCGGACTTACGCCGTCGAACTTGTTGACGACGGGTACTTTCACCAACAGCGCGTACTATGTGAACTCCGGGCTGTATACGACCGGAAATGTGATTGGCCCATGCACTCTGTCGTTCGTGTTTGATAGCCCAACGTCTGGAACTACTGGCGCGTATTTCGGCGTTGGTATGTCTGGCAACTCCACGGCAGAGGTCAAGTTTGCGAATCCGCGACTCAATCTATGGAACGGAGTCGTTCCTGCTCCATACCTAGAAAACATCAGCACAACTGCCGAGCGGCACGACCCCCGCTTCGACTACGACCCGTCCACGCTCCAGCCTCGCGGACTGCTGATTGAGGGAAGCGCGAACAATCTTGCTCTGAACTCAAACGCGATGGCTGCTGGAACGTATACGGCTGCGAGTGGAGCAACAAAAACTGCAAATGCTGGAACCGCGCCAGACAACAGCAACGATGCCGCTCGCGTTACATTCACGCAGCAATTCAGCAATCTAAACCAAGCGATATCCACAACAGCCGGGGTTACGTACACCGTATCGTTTTGGGTCAAACGCGAAAGCGGGAACTCAAATCTTTCGATTTATCACGTTTTTTCCGCTACTGGCAATACGACCGCGATCACGGTTACGACATCATGGCAGCGTGTTTC